TGCAATGAACCAAAAGTAACCTTACCCGTAGTGAATGTATCACCCCCGATAGTAAGTTCATTGGTGATTTCGAAATCACCTACGACCTTCGCTCCGTCACCAGAGTCCACGACATTCTTTGTATAGTTCGACAGCAGATTACCAAACGTTATCTGTTTGGTAGTCGCGACACTAACGTCGTTTATAATTAAAACATCACTGTCCGCTGCGGAGGTCAGTGTGTTTAATTGTGAGATTTTAATATCGGCCATTTAACTATTTTCCTATACGATGTTTATTGTGTTACCCATACCGGAATGGTTGGTACACTGGTAGTATAACGTGGATGGTGCTGCCATGGGAACTGCGAATGTTACAGAACCTATCTCTACTGAGTTGTTTGTCACTCCAGTAGAGTATGCTGCACCACCGTTGGAAGTTCGGATCTCAAAGGGGTGACCCGACGCGACCAGATCGAAACGATAAGTTTCTCCTCTACGTAAGTAAAGGATGGGGTCGTTCGTGGGCGTAGGGAAGAAGACATTTGCACGATCTGCAAACACGTAGTCATCCGCACCATTATTCGTTACTTTAAATGAATATTGAATACCGTTATTACCTATACCAAAATCACTATCCACACCAAGTGTAATTCTTGCAGCACTGTCGAGATATGAGATGTGGTGTATGCCGGGATTGATTCTAAACTTACTTTGAACATCAACACCATCATTACCAGATATAGAACTACCGAAGTGTGGGTAGAATATTGCACTTGTGTTTTCTTGGTTGATCGCAACGTTGGTTGCGTTCGTTGCAGACAATGCAGCAACGTTTGAAATATTAGAACCATTACCGTTGAAGTTGGTTGCAGATAAAGTATCAGTCGACGCTTCCCATGAGAAGTTAGTCGAGTAGTCTACACTATCTCCACCCGGTGCATGGTCACCACGCAATAGGGGATAGAAGGTACCAACAGCACCAACACTATCTGCGATCACCCCAAGTGCATTAATAGATGAAGTCGCGACTGTTGCGAGATCCGCAGTAGATGCATTACCAATGATCTCAGAAACCGTCAGGGTATTGGTTGATGGATTATAGGTGATACCTGCATCAACACCAACCGAGTCAGTACCTGCTGCTTGTACGAATGGAATCAGGAACTCGGCGTCAGTCGGTACAGAGACTGTGTTAATTTGACTTGCAATAACACCTGAACCTGCCGCACCCTGTTCATCGTTTGCGTTGGCCCATGAGGTACCATTGTACTTGAGGATCTGACCAGATACTAGACCAACAAAGGTATCAGTAACATCATTCAAAGAGGTGAGGTCAAAGTTAGCAGAGTCTGCAACTGCCGCAGTCTGTGCAAACGTTGCACTATCCGCATTACCTGTAATATTGGTAGTCAGTCGACTAGTAGATGGGTTGTAGGTCAATCCGGGATCAGTCATAACCGAATCAGCTCCCGACACGTTTGCCTTAAACAACACAAAGTTTTCACCAGATATACCGGCAGTGCTAATTATTTGAGTCGCACGCTGAGCCACAATCGAAGTAGTAGCGCGATTCGCACTATCGATATTCGAGTTGATCAGATTTTCGAAGGTTATTTTCTTCGTTGTGTTCGAACTCACATCTACGATTACTAGAACGTCAGAATCGGATGCATTTGCACCTGACAACTCCTGTAGTTCACTAATTTTTATACCTGCCATCTATTCTTCCTCAAGAATCTGTATTGTTATTTATACTAACTAACGGTAAGGGTTACGGTCACATTCTCAGAGATTCCGCCAGTTGGTGCGACTCTATACACAAACTGATCTGATCCTGACTGACCGACAGTACCGGTGTATGTTGCAACACCTGTACTTGAATTGATTATTACTGTTCCTTTTGACGGGGTACTCACAATAGCATATGTTGGACTTGCAAAGGAGTCGTTGGTCGAAACGTCAATTAGTAGTCCGGTACCCGCAGTTGCTGCAAATGGCCCAAGGGTCGTTGCAGTGACATCTTGTACCGCACCTACCGCAACCGTGACTGTCTTAGTCAACTTCATCGGAGACGAACTGTCACCAAATAGAAGATCGATATCGAATGTATCGACACCGTTCCAGTTACTATCAGGGGTGTACTTATATTCACCTGTTGCAACTATTACACCGGATGCACTTGTTACCAACTTACCGTATGTCACTGTCGCGGTACCATTATCTGGGGTATTAGTACCCAAGGATAGACCATGAGTATCCAGAGGTACATTGACCATTTGGAAGTTCTCTATGGTAACTGGCGTGTCCTCTAGTGTTGATGTTGCAAGAGGGGATGCAGTTGCTGCACTGTCTTGAATACCATACAACTCATCTCCGTTCATCTGAAGATTGTCTATGTCATATTGTGTGATGATAGGCGCAGCAGGGTTGATAGACTTGTACATCGATACCTTCATTTCGAAGTCGAGGGTATAGATTACTGTACGTCTTGATTCTAGTGCCGCCTCAAAGTCATCTGAGAAAGTAATACCTTGTAGAATTACTGGGACATCTTCTTTTACACCAGAGAAATCTTCGAGAGGTCTCATCGTTATAGTGTAAGAAGGTGTGAAGTAAGGTAGTATCTGTTCAACGATCTGTAACGCATCGTCCTGTCCCTTCGAATATATATTCAACTGAAAGTTGATGTTATAGGGTACGGGAGTAAACACCTGTGTGGACTTACCAAATGTCGCAGACGGTATAACACAATTGTTTACTTTTGGCAACTGTCTCTGTGCATCGTAGTTCATTGCCACAATCTCAAAGGACATGCGAGGCAACTTAACTGCGATCTTACGTTCACCCTGTTCACCTGCTTTATTCATTGCATCAATGCGAGAGATAAAGTCTCGTGCGGGTGCGTAGGACAGTGGTACCTTTACCTGAGATATGGTTGCACCACTAGAGTTCTTTCTCAAAACGTTTACGTTATTGAAAAGAGAACCGAATACTGCAACCGCAGAACGAATGCGTTGATGATAGAAATGATTACCGAACATTATTCAGGATCTCCGAAAGGATTGTTTTCTGAGAAGTCTAAGAACCCATCCCCAATTGTATCAAAATCATCGTTCATCGCACCGTCTTGTAGGTCGTGTGTGACAGGAGTACCAGTAGGTGCTACACTAGTGCCAGTTGTTTGACCAACTAAGGTTGAAGTATTACTCCAATCATGGTACTCTCCATCTGTAGCGCCAGAGTGAATCAGATAAAGGATACCATTGGCATCGTCGTGATCTTGAACCTCACCAACCATTGTGTATGTACCATTGTTCTGTTGAACCTCTTCACCAATTTCAAAGGTAACGCCAGTAGGTATGTTGATCTTCACAGAATATGCGAGTTTCTCAACAGTGTTAACCTCTGCGACATTAGTATCAAAGTCTTCGTCATTATACTCAAAGAGTTCACAACGCATCTTAAAGATAGGGAGATTCTTCAACTGGTAGAACGGTTGTTCAGTCTCTACCCGTGTAATTTCAAACATAGATTCAGAAAGTGTGAGGTATATTAGATCACCCTCTCGTGGTCGATAGAACTCTTTTACGCCGGGGTTGTTTTCATAACGTCCGACCTGATTCAACCAACGTCTACGCGACACCACAAAGGTCGCTGCGTCACGGATCTCGATACCAAACTTCGAGAAGAGATCACCCTCTCCATCGAAACCTTCAGTATTCTCTACGTACATTTCGATCTTATACGCGTTCTCAAAGCGACTCACAGAATCGTCCTGAAAGATACCATCACGTTTAACAAGTTCACGGGGAATATAATATACGTCTTGACCGTATATCTTTAAGGACTCTATGATTATATCTTCATAGAGTGCCTGTTCATTATGTGTTCCCTGCTTAAAATAGGAATTGACTGCCATTCGTTACCCCACGAAAAAGTCAGGTGGAGACTCGTGTTCTAGTCGCATCTTCTCTTCTAGTCTGAGAAGTTCTTGGGTAGCATCTTCGTATAACTGACGACCATTCATTGTCACACCACCGGGCAATTGTACACCCTCAAACTTGATAAGGTTTGCACCCCACTGTTGTTTGATTGACTGTGTCGCATAGTCTCTCAGGAAAATATCATTCCATACGTTATAACTGCCACCATCAACCCATTGATATGCCTCTGCAATGAGGTAATC